TCCCACGATACAATGAGACGCTCTGCCGGATTGTTATCCCACCGCTCGCGACTCACGACGAGTCGCATTCCTCGATAGTTTGTAGGCCCGAGAAACTTGACCTTGATACCTGCTCTCGATTCCATCATATGAACCCCTTTCGTTCGATGAGGTAACAGTAGCACACCGTCACCCCTATGTCAACCCCTACGGAATCCCGGCGGAGGCGAGGGAAAATTCACCCGATAGATCGGTGAGTTTCCACGAGTATTCGGCAAGCTGCCTACTGGATTTACGGGCGAGAACCTTCAACGTATATACGTCTTCTAGGTTAAGCCTCCACGCGCCGGTGATTTTGAGTCGGGTTTCGAATCCGTACTTCTCCGCCGACTCTCGTTCCCGGCAAGCATCCTGATAAGCTGCCTCCGTAGCCTCCTCGATCGTAGGGAAATCCCCCACGGTCGATCGGACTTCCTCATAGAACCGTGTCACACGAATCATGTGAACCCCTTTCGTTCGATGAGGATATGTTAGCACATCCTCACCCCCTTGTCAACCCCCTACTTGATGAGCGTGGCTTCCTGCCCACAGTCCCGACACTTCCGGACTTCGGGCTCGTTTCGGAGTCCACCCCGGCACCAGAGCATCGCGTTATAATGCCCACACTTCGGGCAGGTCGGCTCGTCTCTGTTTTCGTAGGCGCAGGTCATCATTTCCATGATGGTCCCTTTCGTATGATGGGGAGAAGATAGCACATCCTCACCCCCTTGTCAACTAGGGGCGAACCCCTACAGTAGTCCCGTCCGCGTCGGGCACCCGTTCCATTCGCGAGGGGAAATCCCCCCGTTACTAACGGGTGCCCATGGATGGGTCTGCGTGCTTTTCACCACAGTGGGTACACGTCTCTGCGTGCTTTCCACTACGATGGGCTGGCATCGTCAGGATGTGGGAACCACCCCACACCGATCCCCGTGAGGGGATTTCGCCTTACCACTCCTGCCGTTGGCGGTTATTCCTTCGGTCCCGCGCCTTCGCGACCGCGTACTTCGCCGCCTTGCGAGCGAGTCCACCTCCACCCTGCCTCACTCTCATTTGAGGGCGCGGAATCCCGTAGGCTTTACCCGGCGGGCACACCTGCACATCCACCATTCCAGCGTCGATCATGTCCTGAACTGTCATCGTAAACCCCTTTCGTTCGATGAGGAGAGGATAGCACACCCCTGCCCCTATGTCAACCCCTTAGGCTAGATCCGCACCCGGCAACCTTCGGGGGTGAAAACCCGCACCTTTCGCCCGACCGCCCGGAGGGCAGTCACGACCTGCTCTACCGCGGGTCCGCAGTATTCGCCTACGGTTCTCCACTCTCCGAGGATGACTTCTCCACCTACTTCGGTGTAGTCGTATCCCGGCCCCCAGACCTTGATTACTACCGTGTCCATATGGACCCCTTTCGTATGTTGGGGAGAAGATAGCATATCGTCACCCCTATGTCAACCCCTTCGAAACCGTGGGGATAAATCCCCGTTCGGGGAGCCTTCGGCTTGCCCCTACGCCCGAACCTCTTCACGTCTTAGCGTGGTGCGTTCGTTCGATGGGGGGCATTCTAGCCTATCGGTCGCCCCTTGTCAACCCCTAACCGTTCGGGGTGCCGGTGGCTCCCCTTCGCCCGTTATCTCGTCACGTCTTAGCGTGGTGCGTCCCGTTCGATGGGGGAGAAGATAGCCCATCATGACCCCTTGTCAACGGGTCTAGATCACCCCACAATCTAGCTTCTATTATACGCAGAAAAGGAACTCGCAACTATGCCTCGTAAACCCACGGAAAAGCAGAAGAAATTCGCTCAAGCGGTAGCCGATGGCGACAGCTACTCCGAAGCGTATCGAAAAGCCTACGATGCCGAGGGGAGTTCCCCTCAGACTGTCCGGGTCAACGCCCATCGGGTAGCCCATAACGCTAACGTATCACCTATGATTGATGAGCTAAACGCCCGGAATCAGAGAGGATTACAGCGCAATTTGGGCTCCCGAAGGCGCTGGATAGTTGACAGACTGCTAGACGAGGCAGAGAACCCAGATTCACCCGCAGCTAGTAGGGTTAAGTCATTGGAATTGCTAGGGAAAATGGCTGGCCTATTCGATTCAGAGAAAGATAGAGCCGAGAAACGGGAACATGCTACCGAGTCGGAGCTAATTTCTGAGCTAAATCAGGCACTTACGGCGATTATCGAGAGACCGCTTGAGGTTTCAGCCGTAGACGACGGGACTCCGGACGACGCGATGGGAGAAAAGGACGCAGACCCCACCCCCCTGTGAGCGCAGGCGTCTGTCTGTCTGCCCGTTACACTGTGTTTTGCTCATTATCTCACCAATTCACAGAATTCCAAACACACTTTCCAGAAAAGCCGCTTAGGAATTTTCTAGAAACACATCTAGGAGTCCCATGCTTAAAAATTTTTTGCAAAAATTTTTTTGAATTGGCGTGAAATGACTATTGACAGAAGGATTCTTCCCCTATAGAATTCTATAGCAAGTAGAATACTAGCGATAGTATCCTGAATCTATAAGACTCTGTAAGAGTTTCGAGCCCACTAGATGTGGGCTCTGGCAGATTAGGATGCTACAGCGATAGAATTCTATAGAGCTAAGTCAGACTTGTAGAGTGACCCTTCCTCTCGTCTCTCCCCAGCACTTAGCGCCGCAAGAGAGCGGCTTATCTGGCCGGTAGATAAACTCTAGCTCTCCGTTTACCGATACACTCTTTGCTTTGAATACGTTCTTACCGTATTTAACAGTGTATACGGGCTCAGATTCTTCATTCTTCGCGTTGGATCTGATGATATGCTGATTGACGTGAATCCTTTTCAGGTTCCCGTCGTCTAGAACCACCTTCGGCACTTAGTTCTCCCGAACGCAAAAGCGATAAACAGCACGCCGCTGAGCAGAGCCAGTAAGATGTCGGGCTCTCCCAGCGATATTGGGTTAGACCACTCTGAAATCCCGGTCGGACCTACCGCTCTGGATCGGATCTGCGTTGCTGTGACCGGCACATCTATAGTTGTCTGGAAACAGTCTGGGCAATTTGTTGCATCCCCAACTACAGTAGCGTTTTCCCAGAGACTTCCCTCTATATCTGAGTATTGGAACTCCCAAGAGTCAACAAGCTCTGGGCTGGGCTGATACCATTTCACGCTGTGCTGGGGCATATCGCCCTCCTACTCCGGCGGCTTAGGGACCACCTCTCTTCGGCATCGGTGAACAACACGGTCGAAGCCAAATTGCTTCCCATGTTCCACAACAGATTCGTTGCCAGTGATGAACTCCACTGCGCTGCACCCAGCGTTAGAGGCCATCTCCGCGATTACGTCGTGTACCCGGCCAGCCGTCTCCTCTGCCGAGGAGTAGGCGATCCACAGGAACAAGATCTTCTCGCCGGTCAGGTTGTTTTCATCAACTCTAGCCACGAAGAAACTTTCCCCCAAGGGAAAGTCGGTGTCGAAAAAAATCGCGGCCTGTCCATTCGCGCAAGACGAGTAGATGTCTTCCTTTCTGAAGTCCCGCCAAGGCAAATCCTGAATGATCGAGTCGATCTTGGGGGCAACGGAATCCCAGCAATCTTGAACTCGGACAGCTTGAATAGTCATTTTTTTCCTTTTTTTTCAATACCCCTTGACAGTTTGTCAAGTTCTGTGTAAAATATAATCGGGATAAGTATAGGGAAGAGGCCACCCTATGCAACCCATCTGGCGCTCCCCCTGTCCCTTTCCGGGGGTTGAGCGCCTAAGTTACAGCGGAATAAAACCCGTAGGAAAGATATGGCCCTAGAAGGATTAGATCCTGACCTGATATCAGCGATTCCTAATATAAATCTTCTGAGTGATGAAGATAAAAGGGAAGTGCTGGATATCATAGATCGTCTTCAAGAGATACAGCTCTATAAGAAAGCAAGGCTGAACTTTATGGACTTCGTTCATATTGTTTGGCCTTCTTTCATTGAGGGTTCGCATCACAAGATAATGGGAGAAGCCTTTGAGGATGTTGTTCTCAGGGATGACAAACGCCTTATCATCAATATGGCTCCTCGCCATACTAAATCGGAGTTCGCTTCTTTTCTTCTCCCTGCTTGGTTCCTCGGAAACTTTCCAGAAAAGAAAGTAATTCAGACAGCGCACACCGCTGAGCTTGCTGTGGGATTTGGGAGAAAAGTAAGAAACCTTTTTGATACCGATGAGTTCAAGAAGGTTTTTCCCGGAGTGTCCCTCAGATCTGACTCGAAGGCAGCAGGTCGTTGGGCGACAAACCACGGAGGAGAGTATTTCGCAATCGGCGTCGGCGGCGCGGTGACAGGGAAAGGTGCAGATCTTCTTATCATTGATGACCCGCACTCAGAACAAGAAGCGCAAATGGGGGACGCCGCCGTCTTCGACAAAGTGTACGAGTGGTATACGTCGGGGCCTAGACAGCGCCTCCAGCCCGGAGGTCGAATCATCCAAGTCGCTACGCGGTGGTCACAAAGGGATCTGACCGGCCAGCTCTTGAAGAACTCGATCGAACGAGAAGGTACTGACGAGTGGAGAGTTATCGAGTTCCCTGCGATACTTCCTTCTGGAAATCCGCTATGGCCTGAGTTCTGGTCGATTGATGAACTGACAAAGGTTAAGTCTGAGCTTCCCGCTTCAAAGTGGTCGGCCCAGTACCAGCAAGACCCTACAGCTGACGAAGCTGCAATTATAAAAAGAGAGTGGTGGAGAGAGTGGCCGCACAGCGAGCCACCTGCTTGCGACTTTATTATACAGTCTTGGGATACTGCGTTTCTCAAAACGGAAAGGGCCGACTACTCCGCATGTACGACGTGGGGAGTTTTCTACAGCGAAGACAACCCAGACGGAAGACCAAGGCCAAACCTCATACTCCTGAATGCGTTTCAAGATCGACTTGAGTTTCCTGAGCTAAAAAGAAAAGCATTTGATGAATATCAGATATGGCAACCAGACGCCTGCATAGTAGAAGCAAAGGCAGCAGGGTCTCCTTTGATATTCGAACTTAGGCAAATGGGTGTCCCAGTCAGTGAATACACCCCTTCGAGGGGCAGAGACAAAATCGCTCGGGTCAATGCTGTAGCGGACTTATTTGCATCTGGAGCCGTGTGGGCTCCGAATAAAAGATTTGCAGAAGAAGTGATAGAACAGTTTGCCGGTTTCCCCGGAGCTTCTTCTCATGACGACTTAGTAGACTCTTCAACTCAAGCTCTTCTTAGATTTAGACAGGGTGGGTTCGTTCCTATTCACAGCGACGAAGAACTTACTTACGAACCCAGAAGAGCGTACTCTCCTTATTAGGAATAATAAATGGCAATAG